TTGAAATAAAAAACTTGAAATTGAAATATCGGGTTTCTTTAAATGATGTTAAATATCCATTTAAAGTTTTTCAGCAAAATTCAAGCCATAAAAGCATGGTTTTAAATTATGTTTTTTATGGTTAATTATTTAATTTATTGAATTTTGTATTTTATTGATTTCAAAGAAAGAAAGAAAAGACATGATGAAGAATTTATCAGAAAATTAGAAGAAGAACTTGCTAATCTTTAATTCGGAGAATACCAATGAATAAAAAAGAAAAAACAAAAGAAGAAATTTTAGCAGCTAGAAAACTAAGAAGACAAACACACAACTATTTACAATACGATGAATTTTTGGTTTCAGTAAATGTATTGCAAAGAATCATTGAACTAAAATTATCGCTTGATGAAATTCTAACAGATATCATAAATTTTATTAAATTAATCAAAAAAGAAAATTCCAATTTTGAATTAACAATTAAAATTAAATATGATGAAAAAGAAAAAAATCTGATTTTTTCATATAAAATAAATCATAAAAACAAAGAAGAATTAGCAAATAAAAAATCCAAAATAAAAATTCGAAAAATTAATTATCCATTTGTTCTGAATAAAGTTATATTAAATCGTATAAGTAAAGAATTTTTATTATACGATACAGAAACCAATAAACTAAGAATACAGACAAAGAATTTTTTATCACTATCATTACCAAAATCAACCGAATAAAATAAAATTAAAAAGTTATAACGCAAAAGAAAGCCGGTGTATTAATCTTACACCGGCTATTTTTTTTTTCTATAATGAAAATTAGGAGAAAAAAAATTAATGAATCCACTGGATAAATATGGAAATAAAAATTAAAAATATAATTTTCTTAAAAAAAATTTTAAATTATATTCCAGATAAATAAAAATAAAAAATAAGAAAGATTAAAAAATGATAAAAGAAACACTTTACATATACACACGTGTATCAAGTGAAAAGCAAGAATCAGGTTATTCATTAGCAGCACAGAAAAAAGCAGGAAAAGAATTAGCAAAAAAACTGAAAATGAATTATGAAATATTAGATGAAGAAAGTGAAAGCAGTAAATTTGAAAACATAGATAACAGACCTAAACTACAAGAATTACTAAATAAAGTAGAAGAAGGAAAAGCAAAAAACGTATTTGTAACAGAAATTGATAGATTATCAAGAAATGATTTAGTATCAGCGCATATTAAAAAAATATTCAAAGACAATGATGTTATTTTATATACAGTAAACGGTAAATATGAATTTAATAACTATGATAATATTCTGATGTATGAAATACTATCATCATTTGCAAAACGTGAAAATTCACAACGTGTAAGAAGAAGCATGGCAGGTAAAGAATTAGCAGTAAAAGAAGGTAAATATGTCGGTGGAATACCACCGTTTGGTTATAAAGTTGATGAAAACAATTACTTAGTAGTTGATGAAGAAGAAAAGAAAATATATTTACAAATCGTTTCATATAGTTTATCAGGAATGGGCGCAAAAAGAATAGCAAAAAAATTAAATGAAATGAAAATACCAACAAAAGCATCAAAATATTATAAAAAAGGACTAAAATTAAGAAACAAATATACAGGCGAAATAATATTCAAAGACAAAAAATTATTTATCTGGAAACAAGGCACAATAGAAAGAATACTTAAAAATCCATTATATAAAGGCGAAAGAACATTTAAGAATTTAAAAATAAAAATAGAACCATTAATAGATGAAAAAACCTGGCAACAAATACAAGATAACTTCAAGAAAAATAGAAAATTTTCATTAAGAAATAATAAAAGTAATTTTTATTTATTAAAATCACTAGTATTCTGTAATCGATGTAATAAAGTACTTATCGGTAGAATAAATGAAAAAAAAGGCTTTAAAGTATATTACTGTTTATCAAAAAGAAGTGAAGAAACTAAATTCTGTGGAATGAAAAGCATTAACATTGATAAACTAAATAATTTAGTTTGGGAAAAACTATTGTTCATATTATCTAACAGCGATTTAGTTAGAAAAGAAGTTAAAAGAAAATTTTCAAATAAAAAGATTAACATAGATGAAATCAAAAAAGAAATAAAACTATTAAAAGAAAAACTAAAAGAAAAAGATATAGAAAAAGAAAATCTGATTAGAATAGCAACAAAAAACATAATAACAGACGATGAACTAAAAAAATATTTAATTGAAATAGAAATAGAAAAGAAATCAATTAATGATAAGATTAATGCGAATGAAGAAAAAATAAAATTAATTGATGAAGAAGAAAGCATATATAAATGGATATTAATACTAAAAGATAAAATAAAAGAACTATACTATCTTAAAGACGACATAAAAAAACAAAGAATAATAAGAACATTTATAAACAAAATAACAGTAGATTATATAGAAGAAACGAAAAACCACGTAATAGAAATAGAAATGAAATATCCGATATATGACAATAAAAATACAACTAAAATTTATCTATCAGACGGTACAGATTTAGATGAAATAAATACAGAAAATATAAACCTTAAAGAAAGATATGAAATAGAAAATGAATATTTAGAAGAAGAAAATATTAAAAACGTTTCTAAATCCAATAAAAATTTAGAATTATCAAATAAAAATAATGACTTGCCAGTTCAACATTTCAAATTAAAAAACAAATATTTAAGCGGGAAAGCAAGTTTTTATTGTGATAATGTCATATCTACAAACGTGTCACAATCGTCAAAACAAGTTTCTTTTCCGGCTTTTCTTTTAACTTTTTCTTTAGTATTAACTGCGAATAAAATTGAAATTAAAGATGACAGTATGAAGTTGATTAAATTTTAAAATGTTTCAAATTGATAAAATTTTAATTAAAATTAAAAATTAATCGCTGTATTATTTTGATAATCTTGCAATACAGCAAAAAAAGCAAGAAAATCTTGTCTGATAATCTACATTATGTAAATTGTGGCATTAAAATTGATGTTCTTTAGTATCATTACTTCAATCTTCCAATCTTCCAATCTTATAAAAAAATAAACTAAATTCTTTTTTATTCCATATTTATAATCAAATGTTACATAAATTTTATCGGAGGAACAATGAATGAAAGAAAAAAAGCAGTTAAAAATAAGATTAAAATCGATTCAGAAGAAATTAAAGCTATTTATAATCGATATAAGGATATTTATCATAACGCAAAGAAAGGCGATAAGAAGATTCTTTATAAGAATATTTCTAACGATTACGGCCTTAATTTATATTATGTGGCTTCTATTTTCAAAACGCTTTCTAAGGAAGAAATCGGTGAAAGAATAGCAGATACTGACTATCATTCAAAATGCGTATTAAACAGAATGCAAAAAGATAAAAGAAATAAAATTCCAGATGAAAAAGTAAGAAATGTAATTTCTGAAATATATAAAGAAATTTATTCTAAAAATCCAGAAGAAATAAAATTAAATGAAATACTTTCAATCGTAACAGTTGTAATCAAACCTGAAAACATAATTTTTCAATTTAATGAATTACTTCTTTACAATTTCAATTTATTTACTACAGCAATTTATAGAATAATGTATAATAATCCAAAAGTTAAAAAATATATTTTAGAAAAAAATAAAAAATAAAAGCGTTCTTTTTTTGCGCTTTTTTTTATTTGCCTATAATTATAAGTGGAAATATAATGCGAAAGGCAATCCCAAACTGTCTTATGACTAATGGGATAAAGGACTTTGCAGTAAGTCCAGTAAGGATAATATCCTTACAAACAAGTTAACTGTTGTGAAACTTGATACTGTTAATGAATAATAATATTATTAAATATTTATTAGGAGAAAAAAATTATGAATCAACAAACAATTTCAAAAGAAATCAATTACATAAATAATGTTGTAATTGAAAACAAAATGTTCTTTAAGATGATAAATATTATATTAGAATATTTTAAGCCAATAGAATTAAAATACGATTTAAACGCTGATAGAAACTTAGTTGGTGATTTAATTATAACATTATCAGATAGCACAGATAAATATATAGGCTTTAGAATTCGATGTTATGATTACTATTTATATTATTCGAATGATTTAACTATAAGACAGTTCGAACTTAAAAAGATACTTGAACAAAAAGGCGATTATTATTTATACGCTTTTATGAATGAAAATGAAACTGAAATAATTAAATATTCAATTATTGATTTAAATGAATTTCGAAAAATATTTAATAAAAGAAAAGACTTTGAATTTAATTATACTGTTCGATACAACAAAGATGATACAAAGTTTTATGCATTTAAATTATATAACTATAGAACCGCAGTAATAAAACAAATGCCTTATGAACTTGACTAAAAAAAAATAAAGGATAATATATTTTATGGAAAAATTAGGAATCAACATTAAACCAGGTAAAAACGGTAAAAACTATTCGCTATATCTTTCTTACAAAACATTAAAAAGACTTAAAAAAATACCTGAAATAAAATATATAAGTCTATCAAAACTTGTGGATATTTTTCTTAATGACTACTGCGATTATCTGCAAAGACGAATGAAAAAATACAAATTTAAATATGAAGATAAATTAGACAATACTGAATTCAGTATTTACGGTTATGATTTTATAAATAGAAAGCCAATGGATGAAGAAGAAAACAAAAAATTAAATGAAATAAATCTGGACGAAATAAACAAGGATTTACAAAATAATGAATCAGAACAATTCGAATAAAATTATGAATAAGATAAAAAGAATAAACGCTAAATCAGAAACTAAAAAAACAGACTGGTATGAAAATCACGAAAAGATACTTACTGCTTATTGGAAATTAAGAAAAGAAAATCCATATGTTGCGCCAAGTTTAACAAAGATAGCAAAAGAAACCGGTTTATCGACAACTGCAGTAGCAAGACATTATAAAGAACTTGATTTAAATGAAGGTATTTCACAAGTAAAGAAATTTCGTGATGAAGTATTAAACGCAATCGCAGTAAAAGCAATTGAAGGTGACATGACTGCTGCTAAATTATATATGCAATTAGTGTTTAATTGGACTGAAAAAACTGAAAGTAAAAGTGAAGTTATTAATAAAACTTTACAGATAACTTATGTTACTGATAAAGATAAAGAAAATGAAAAAAATAATAATTCAATTAAAATAAATGATATTGAAGCAGAAGAAATGGTTTCAGATGAATCTGAAATGAAGTTATTAAAAGAAAAAGAAATTGAAGAAGAAAAAGATTTGATTAAAAAGATTAATGAAGAAAAAGAAAAAAGAAAAATTGAATTAAATAAACTAATTGAAGAACAGCAAAAACGTAATATTAATAATATTAATTCAGAACCAACACTAGGTATAATTGAATAATAACGATGAAGATAAATAAGATATATGAAAAATTTTTGAAAGATGACAGTAAAATCGTTTTACTATATGGCGGCCGTGGTTCAGGTAAATCATATGTTGCTGCGCAGAAGATTTTAATTCGAATGATGACTGAAGAAAATTTAAGAATGTTAGCTATACATAAATTTGAAAGAAGATTGAAATCAACTGTTTATCAGCAATTAAAAGATATTATAGTTAAAGAAAATCTTGAAAGTGAATTTATATTCAAAATCAGTCCAATGGAAATTGTTTATAAAGGTAATAATAATTCAATTTTATTTTTTGGACTTGATGGTGATAAAATTAAATCAATTACAGGTATTAAAGGTATAATCTGGATTGAAGAAGCAACATTTCTGACTGAAGAAGATTTCAGTGAATTATATTTATCAATAAGACAAGATAAAAATAGTAAAACTAAAAATCAGTTTATTCTAACTTTTAATCCTGTGGATATTCGACATTGGATAAATAAAAAATTCTTTATTGAAAAAATATATGAATCATCAATTTATAAATCTACTTATCGTGATAATATATTTATTGACAGAATTGATTTTGAAAAGAAGTTAAATGCTTATAAAAATAATAAAGCATATTTCAATATGGTATCTGAAGGTGAATGGTTAGTTAATACAGAAAAACTTGTTTTTAATAATTATGAAATTTATGATAAAAGTAAATCGAATATTTTACTTAGTGATAATATTTATGATTACAAATATACAATAAATGCAGGTATAGATTGGGGTGTTACTACAGGTGCTTCTGTATGTTTAGTAACAGCTAAAATATCTGATAAAATAATTGTACTTGATGAAGTTTATGGTCGTGGTTGGACTAACTATGAATTTCTTAATAAAATAAAAGAAAGAAATTATCCTAAATATTTAGTATATCATGCAGACAGTGCAGAACCTGATAGAATTTTAGAATTTAAACAAGCAGGATTATCAATATATCCTGTTAAGAAGAAAAAAGGTTCAATTATGTTTTCTTTAGACTATTTATTAAGGCACAAAATTATAATAATGCCGCATTGCATTAATACTATTTCAGAAATAATGTCTTATTCTTATAAGTATGATGAAGTTAAAGATATTATTTATTCAGTACCGGATAGTAATCAACCTGACCACTGTATAGACGCTTTAAGATATTCAGTTGAAGGTCAATGGCATGAAACACCTGAAATAGAAGCGATTGAAAGTTTGTATTAATTTTTATTTAAAAACCGGAGAAATAACAATGATATTTCAAAATTATGAACAGCAAAAAATTATTTCAATGTTGAATGAAGCTGCATCTGAATCAAATCTTATTGTCTTTAATAGTATTATAAAAGATATTATTAAAAGAAATGAAGAAGATAAAAATAGGATGATTACACTTTGGAAAGAATATTCTGGTGAAACGCCTATTACTAAATTACCAGATACAAGTAATCCAACAAAACCGAATAATAAGTTATCACATGATTTTCGTGGTATAATAGTAAATCAATTAGTTGGCTATATGTTCGGAACGCCAATCAAATATAAAATTGAATCTAATATCAATTCTTATACTGAATCTGAAATATCAGAATACACAAAAGAATTAGAATCGTTTATTAAATTTAATATTTTGAAGAAATTAGATTCAGAAACTGCTACTTATACTTCAGTTTGTGGTAAAGCATATCGTTTAATGTATTACACAAACGTTATAGACAATGAAGGTAAAGATAAGGTTGAAGTTGTTGTTAAAAATATTAAGCCGTGGGAAGCAATAGTAATTAAAAATCCAACTGTGGATGAAGTTGAATATGCAATGATTTATTATAAAATAGAAGAAGAAGTGAACGGAAAAAATACTTCACGTTATCACATTGAATTTTATGATAACAAATACGTTTATTATTTCATTGAAAATGATAAAGGTGACTTTGAATATGATAGTGAATTCGGTAATCCAATTCAAATACACGGATTTGATTTTGTACCTGTAATTCAGTTTGTAAATAACAACTTAGAAATCGGTGATTTTGAAAAAGTAAGAAGTTTAATTGATGGTTATGATAAAATTATTTCAAGCGCAGTGAATGATTTAGAAACATTTGCAAACGCTTATTTGGCATTTTTCGGTGTTAAACCAACTATAGAATCATTAAAAGAAGCAAAACAATTAGGTGCGTTTTATGTACCTGATTCTGGTGGTGATAAACAAGCTGATGTTAGATTTATAACTAAAGAAATTGCAACAAATAATATAACTGATATAACTAAAATAATAAATAATGATATTTATCGATTTTCATCTACAGTAGATATGTCTGATGAAAACTTTTCAGGTGCTGCACAAACCGGTGAATCACGTAAATGGAAATTATTTGCACTTGAAGTTAAAGCAAAAGAAAAAGAAAGATATTATGAAGAATCAATTATAAATATGTTAAAAGTTTTAATTTCATTTTGGCGAAAAGTTAAAAATATAAAATTAAATGTATCAGATATAAATATCGTTTTTGATAGAAGTATTCCAATTGAATATAGTATTTCTGATTTAGTACAACTACATAACGCTGGATTAATTTCAACTGAAACTATACTTGCTAATATTCATATTGTAAATAATGTTAAAACTGAATATCAGAAAATACTTGAAGAAAAATCTGGTGATTTAGCAGAAACAGTTAAGATACTAAGTGATGTAAATAGTAATGTAAATAATATTTCTTAAAAATGAATTACGAAAAATATCAAAATACTATTGAAAAACTTGAAAAGATAAATAAATATAAAATGTCTATTTCAGTTAATGAAGTTAGTAACGCTTATAGAAAAGCTTTATCTGAAGTAGAAGACAAAATTAAAAGATATTTATCAAAACAAAGTTTAACAAGCAATGATATTTTTGTAATTGATTCACTTAACAAATTAAAAAATGACATTACTTCTATAATAGCTGAATTAAATAATGAAGTTAATACAATAACTAAAGACAATATTATTTCAACTTATATTTATAATTTTAACACGAATTTAAATGTGATAAAAAAATATATTATAGATTTTACTTTTACTAGAACTATTGATGAAAAATCTGTACTTGATATAATGACTAGACAGTATAATTTCAAAACGATTAATACATTTAATAACGCAGAATTAATGTCAAAAATTAAAACAGAACTATCAAATGCAGTAATTGTTGGTAAATCGATAAACGATACATCAAATTCGATTAAACAAGTATTTAATATTTCTAAAAATAAAGCAGTTAGAATTGCAAGAACTGAATTACACAGAAGCGCAAATGTAAGTCGTTTAGAATCTTTTAATACTGTAAGTGATGTATTAGAAGAAACTAAAAATGAAAATTTTAAGAAATTAATTGCAGTAAAAGTATGGCATTCAGTCAATGATTCAAGAACACGTGAAGACCATGCTGAAATGGATAATGTTGAAGCGAATGAAAATGGAATATTTGTTTTACCTGACGGCACTGAATGTGAATCACCAGGAACTACTGGATTGCCAGAACATGATATAAACTGCCGTTGTTCTTTTACAATAGAATTTAAGGAAAAAGAAGAATAAGATTTTAATTAAATAACATACCAAAACGGAAATAATATTTTTTATTTACGATTTGGGTAAACTAAAACATATAGGAGAACTATTATGTCTAACGAACAAAATAATAATAACAACAATAAAGAACAGCAAGTTAATTTAACTATTGATATGGTTAAATCTTTTCTTGAAACTAATCCTGAAGGTAAACAGCTTGCACAATCACTTGCAGATTCAAGAATACAATCTGGTATTAAAACTTTTGAAGAAAAGTTTATGAAAGAAAAGTTACCGAATTTACTTCAGGAAGAAATCAATAAAAGATATCCACCAGAAACACCAGAACAAAAAAAGCTTCGTGAACTTGAAGAAAAATTAATATCGATGGAACGTGAAAAAGCAAAAGCAGAAGTAGCATCAAAAACATTAAAATATGCTACTGAAAAAAATATTCCTACTTTTATAGTTGAAAATTTTATTTCAGAAGATTATGATTCAACAATTTCTAAGATTGAAGAATTTAATAATAAATTAAATGAATATATACTTAAAGAAGTTGAAGCAAAACTTTCTGGTAATGGACGTAAAAATGCACCGCCAACTACCGGTGGTACAAATAATGGTGATTTAACGTTAGAAAAATTGTTAAAAATGACACCACAAGAACGTAAAAAAATTGATAAATCAATTGTTGAAAATTTATTAAAACAACAATACATAAATTTTTAATAAATTTTTTGAAAAAAAAGTGAATTTTTTAAAATTTCACTATACTTATTAATGAATGAATATTAAAAATTTCAGGCAGTTTTTATTTACTGCCTGAAATAATTTTTATTTCTGACACGGTTTGGGCAAGTCTAACAAACTTACCAATTACATTTCAAATTTTGACCAGCCGGGTTTCTAAACAAATCAATTAAAAAAAGAAAACAAATAATTTTTAAAAAATTATAGGAGACATAAAAAATGGCAGTAATTAGTTTAGATAAATCGATTTGGTCTGAATTTATTTTATCAAATCTTAATAATCAGACAGTTTACACATCTGTCGCAAACCGTGACTTTCAAGGCGAAGCAGCACGTGGTAAACAAGTAATTATAAATACTATCAATGACTTGTCATTAAGAAAATATACAAGTTCAGTTGATATGACAATGACAGAAACACAATTCACTTCACAATCTTTAGTTATTGACCAAGAAGATTACATATTCGAATATGTCGATGGATTATACCAAAGACAATACGATATTGATTTTATGGAAAAATTAATGATGAAAGCGGCTGACCAGTTCGCTAATGCAGCTGATAGTTATCTTGCTTCATTATATACTAGTGTTCCTGTTAATTCTACTAACTATGTAAATCCTTCATCAATTTGGACAATAGGTAAAAGTACACAAACAGCAGCTTCTGCTTCAGCGATGGACGCAGTTCTTGAACTAGCAGAAAAGTTGGATAACTTAAAAGTTCCTAGAACAGGACGTTTCGTAATCGTACCGCCTTTCTTTACTAAGAAACTTTTCGGTGATACAAATTACAGCATATTACAGAACGGTTTTGTTCAGAACGGTAACATTAATGGTATTCAAATATATCAAAGCAATAATGTTCCGTTTGCAGGCGGTGCATACAAGATAATCGCTGGTACATCAGAAGCACTTGCTTTCGTTGAAGCACTTGACACTTTACAGATAATTGTTCCTGAAAGACGTGTCGGTTCTGCTTTGAAAGCATTGTATGTATATGGTGGTAAGTTTGTTAAACCTGATAAGGTTGCAATACTTAATGCCGTTTCAGCTTAATAATATTTAGTTACTAGTTAATACAGTCCTGGTGTGAATTAAAAGCATCAGGACTGATTTTAATAATAAACATATAGACAATAGGAAAAATATTATTATGGCAATTTTAACAACAACAGAATTTAAGACAATCTACAATATCAATTCTTCTACTGATGATTCAAGAATTGAATTGTTAATTCCTGTAATTGATGATTTTATATTAAAGTATTGTTCGATTACTATTGAAGAAGCAGAATCAACGCCTTCACTTAAAATAGTGGCAGCACAATTATTATTTAATACATTATATAATTCTAAAGGTATAGCATCTGAAAATATTGGAAATTATTCTTATTCATTATTATCTGATGTTAATAAACCAATTTTATCAATTTTAAATAATTATAGAAAAGTTGAATTCTTTTAATACTATGATTTCAGATTATTATAAAACAAATTTTAAAGTACTTAGAACAATAAAAACAGTAGATTCAAATAACTTTGAAATCGAAAGTGATGCTTTAATTTTAAGTGGACTTGGATATTTCGAACAACTTAAAAGTGAAGAAAGATATGTTAACTATAAAAAACAAATTGAAGTAGGCTATCGTTTATTTACTGATATAATTGATGTAAAAGAATCTGATAAAGTAGAAATAAATTCTGTTATGTATGAAATTGATTCATTGATAATATATAATTCACATCATTTAGAAATATATTTATCAAGGATAAACTAACATGCAGGATAATATAGAAATTAAAAATAAACAGAAATTTTCAGAATTATTAGAAACAAAATTAAAAGTAGTTCATGTTTTTATAGCATTAATAGTACTTGTAGTATTTAACATTTTTGCACCTATAACTAAAGCGTTTGTTGAAAGAAGTGAAGTATTAAAAAAAATAGATGAACATGAAAAAAGAATTACAAGAATTGAAAATGAAATTCCAAATACAAATGAATTATTACAAGAAATTAAATTTAATCTTAAAAACTATATGCTACAAACAGGA